ACCGCCTGGAACGCCAGCGGACCATGGACCTGGAACTGAACCAGCCGGTCAACAACCCGATCCGCAATGTCCCGAACGCTTCTGGACAGGATGCCAAAACCGGTCGCGCTTCAGATGAGTACCGATCTGCATTTTGGAAAGCCATGCGCAACAAAACCCATTTCGATGTCCAGAACGCCCTGCAGATCGGGACCGAAAGCGAAGGCGGTTTTTTAGTACCCAGCGAGTTCGAACGCCAGCTGATCGCCGCTCTTGAGGAACAGAACGTCTTCCGTCAGCTGGCGAATGTAATCACCACCTCGTCCGGCGATCGCAAAATCCCTGTTGTCGCCAGTAAGGGCACTGCCAGCTGGGTCGATGAGGAAGGTCTTATTCCTGAATCGGATGATGCCTTCACCCAAGTGACGATCGGGGCGTATAAGCTTGCCACCATGATCAAAGTCTCCGAGGAACTCTTAAACGACAGTGTCTTCAACCTGGAAAGCTACATTGCCAAGGAGTTTGGCCGCCGGATCGGTGCCAAAGAGGAAGAAGCATTCTTCATTGGCGATGGTTCCGGTAAACCGACCGGCATCTTCAATGCCACTGGCGGTGCTCAGGTTGGTGTGACAGCTGCTTCGGCAACTGCCATCACCACGGATGAACTGATCGATCTGTACCATTCCTTGAGAGCGCCTTATCGCAAAAATGCAGTGTTTGTCATGAATGATGCCACTGTCAAAGCGATCCGCAAGCTCAAGGATGGCAACGGTCAATATCTGTGGGATACCTCGCTCAAAACCAATGACCCTGATACCATTCTTGGCATCAAAATAAAAACAGCGGCTTCTGCACCCACGATTGCAGCGTCTGCTAAAGTTATCGCGTTCGGTGATTTCAGCCACTACTGGATTGCCGACCGTCAGGGCCGGTCCTTCCAGCGCCTGAACGAATTGTATGCCGCCAACGGCCAGGTCGGGTTCCGTGCCACTCAGCGGGTCGATGGCAAGCTAATCCTGCCTGAAGCCATTCAGGTTCTGAAGATGAAGGCATGAGGTGACCAGATATGAGTAACGTCAAAAACTACACCGAACAGGGCGGTGAAAAGACTGTCATTGGCGGCACGTTGGAGATTGCAGAAGGTGGACAGGTCCTTGGCCTGTTCACCCCTGCTGCTTTCCAGGCAGATAGTGTCGCTGCCGATGTCCCCGCACTTGTCACGGATTTCAACGCCCTGCTGGCCAAACTCAAAGTAGCAGGATTGATGGCGGCTGAATAACAACATTAATTGTTGCCTCATTGATCATATGCTAAGATCGTAGTAATTGACCTGGAGGTGACGTAATGTTTACAACTCAGATGTTCATGCCTTTGCTTACGCCGTTCCTATACCTTCTAGTTTTCATTGCCATAATCCTTGGACTAATCATTCTTAGTCGTTTCTTGATGTATCGAAAATCAAATTATGGTGCTGTCAGTGGTAACAATTTCTGGAAAACGATCCTGGATACTGGCAACTTCGGCGAGTTTCTGACTTTCATCAAGCTTGAGAATCTAAAAGGCAACCATGAACTCCTGACTAATATTTACATCCCGAAAGCCGAGGGCACAACCACTGAGATTGATTTGCTTCTGATCAATAGCAAAGGTATTTATGTGTTCGAATCCAAGAATTACAGTGGTTGGATTTTTGGTGATGAGAAAAACAAAAATTGGACTCAGTCGCTCAAGGGTGGAAAGAAGAATAAATTTCTCAACCCGATTTGGCAAAACAAAGGGCATATCAGCGCGCTGAAAGAGTATTTGAAAGACGTTGACAGTCAGAAGCTATACTCCTATATCGTTTTCAGTGAACGTTGCGAATTGAAAAAGGTATCTGTACAAAATGCAGATGTCAAAGTCATAAAGCGGGATCATCTGGTTTCAGTATTGAAAAAGGACTTTGATTCACGTCCTGATGCTCTGAGCGAAGACAGCGTCAAATCAGTTTTTGACCGATTGGAAAAACTGACCAAGGCAGATGCTGCTACAAAGGCGCTACACATTCAAAACATCAAAAGCAAATTTGAACAAGAATAATCCACTAAACAAGGCTAGGCGAAAGCACATTCCTTCGGGGCTGTGCTTTTTTCTTGTCGAAAATTGGAGGTGAGCGAACTGATTGTCACATTAGAAGAAGCCAAACACTATCTGCGCGTCGATGGTGTGGAGGATGATTCGCTCATCCTCCATTTTATTTCCACCGCTGAAGGTATTTGTGAAGATGTTCTGCGTCGATCTTTGACCGAATTCGATCCTGTCCCGGAGATCCTGAAAAATGCAGGGCTGTATCTGGTCGCCAATCTCTATGAACAACGGGAAGCGGCCAACATCGCTGACCTACTGGATTTCACCAGACGACTGCTGCAGCCTTACCGATTGGACGGGTGGTGAGTATGAACCTAGGTGAGCTACGTCATCGGATATCCATTGTAAGCACAATCCCGATCATCAACGAAAATGGCTTTGAAACACAAGCGGTCCAGGTTTTCAAAACAGTCTGGGCCGCCATATCCAACCTGCATGGCAAAGAGTATTTTGCCGCCAAGGCCGTCCAAGCCGAGAACACAGTCAAGTTCACAATCCGCTACCTATCAGGGATTTCGACCAGTATGCAAATCCAGTTCCAGGACCGGGTGTTTAACATCGTCAACATCGATGACATCAAGTACCGAAAAAAGTATCTGGAGATCAAGGCGGTGGAGGTGTTGCCCAGTGGCCAAGATTGAACTGGAGGGCATGCAGGAGCTTTTAGCCAAGGTCAATAAACTCGGTGCCAAGGGGGTCGCCATTAAGCAAAAAGCTCTGAATCAAGCCGGGAAACTGGTTAAAGCCAGCATGGAAGACAAAGCTCCCAGATCAGATCAAAGCAAAACCCATATGGCAGACAACATTGCCGTTTCAGAAGTAAAGCAGGAAAACGGGGTGGATTTCGTCCAGGTCGGACCGACCAAAGGCGACAACTCCCCGTTTTTCTATAGCAAATTCACCGAGTGGGGCACATCCAAGATTCCAGCCCAGCACTGGGCCGAAAAGTCCGTGCGTGAAAACAAGGGCAAGATCAATCAAGTGATCCAGGACGAGCTGGAAAGGGGTCTCAATGGAGATTAATAAAACTGTCTTGAATGCCCTTGCTTCCCTTGACGTTCCGGTCGCATTCCAGAAATATTCGGGCACCGAGAGCACCTACATCACCTTCCATGAGTACCTGCAAAATGGCGAGGATTTCTCCGATGACCAGGAAGATCAAACGGGGCATTACATCCAGATAGATATCTGGTCGAAATCGGACTACACCTCTTTGGTGACAACGATCAAGACATTGCTCCTGGCAGCTGGGTTTCATCGCCTGAATGAAGCGGACTTTTATGAACCTGACACCGGGATCTATCACAAGGGGCTCAAATTCTTTTATCTCGAATCCAAGGAGGACACATAAATGGCCAGACAAATCGGTCTTAGAGATATTCACATCGCACTTCTGACCAAAGATGATAATACTGGGGCGACCTATGCCACCCCTACCAAACTGGAGCGGGCGATCAGCGTCAAGCTCTCACCCAAGGTCAATTCTGAAAACATCTATTCCGATGACTCGGTCGAAGATGTGATCACATCCTTTGACAGCATCGAAGTTGAAATCGAGTTGAACCAACTCTCCCTAACCAGCCGAGCCACCTTGCAGGGCGCATCGGTTGTCACCGGCGTCCTGATCGAGAGTAAGCAGGACTTGGCCCCGACGGTAGCCCTGGGCTTTAAATCCAAAAAGCACAATAGCAAGTACCGTTTCGTCTGGCTGTTGAAGGGCAAGTTCGAACTGGCGGCAGACGAGTATGACACCGAGGCAGATAAGCCCGCGCCGAAGACCGCCAAGCTCAAAGGTACATTCTACTCACGCGATTTTGATGGCAATTTTCGTTTCATCGCCGATGAGGATGAGGTCGGGATTGATCCGGCGATCATCGCAGCCTGGTTTACCGCTGTTCCGGCTGAACCAGTCGTCACCCCGTAACGAAGGAGTCGTTGATACATGAAAGCATCTGAACTCAAAAACAAAGGCATCCCCTTCTCTCTCGGTGGCAAGGATTATGAGATCAAGCTCAACATGAACACCTTCTGCGAGCTGGAAGATGTTTATGGTGACATCAACCTGGCCTTTGAGGATCTTCAAAAGATGAAACTCAAAGCCATCCGCGCCCTGATCTATGCCTCGATCAAGGTTGAGGATGAGGGGGTCTCCCTTCGCCAGGTCGGAGAGCTTCTAGAGCTCAAAGACTTGGAGCGACTGGGCACGGCGATCAATGAAGCTCTCGATAAAGCCATGCCCGAGGCGGAGGATTCGGAGCCGGGGGAACCCAATGCCACTTAGAGTCCAACACCTGGGACTGGGAGTGGCTTTTTTATCTGGCGACTAACCTACTTCGAATGACCGAGGATCAGTTCTGGCTCAGTACCCCCAAAAAACTCCAAGCTCTGTATAAGGTCTATCGGGCGGTGCACGGTTTTGGCGACGATGATAACACGGATACCATCGACAGCATCTTATTTTAGGAAGGAGGGATTAAGTAGCCATGGCCAGTGATACCAATACCGTCATCGCCCGGATCGGCCTCGATGATCGCGGCTTTCAGGAAGGCGTCTCAAAAATCCAGCGCAGCCTGAAAGTGGTCCAAAGCGAGTTTGCTGCTGCCAGCGCTCGTTTGGGGGATTTTGGTAAATCGACAGAAGGACTGAAACTCAAGGCAGACAGCCTCAATCGTCAGGTGGATATCCAAGCCCAGAAAGTCCGTGAACTGGAGCACGCCTATCAAGCCAGTGTCCGGGCCAAGGGTGAAGATGCCAAAGCGACCGAGAATTTAAAAATCAAGGTCAATTACGCCACCGCCGAACTGAACAAGATGCAGCAGGAGCTACAGGAAACCACACGGGAACTGAACCTCAAAAGCTCGGCCTGGTACAAGCTCTCACAGAATATGGACGCTGCCGGAAAGAAAATGAAGGTGTTTGGCGACAAACTCTCCTCGGTTGGCAAGACCCTCTCAACCGCAGTCACCTTGCCGATCCTTGGGATCGCCACCGCTTCAACGAAACTGGCGATGGATGCGGTCGAGTCGGAAAACCTGTTCGAAGTGGCAATGGGTGATATGGCAGACTCGGCTCGGAAATGGTCGGATGAAACTTCTAAAGCCCTGGGACTTAATGCTTTCACCGTGCGAAAGAACGTTGCCACCTACAACGCGATGCTAACCTCTATGGGGCTTTCAACGGACGAGTCCCTAACCCTGTCCGAAACCTTGACCCAACTGTCCTATGACATGGCATCCTTTTATAACTTAAGTCCGGATGAGGCCTTCAACAAGCTCAAATCCGGTATCTCCGGTGAAGCGGAACCGCTCAAAGCACTCGGTATCCTGGTCAATGAAAACACGGTTAAAACCTATGCCTATGCCAACGGAATCGCCAAGCAGGGAGAAAAATTGACCGAAGCCCAAAAGGTCCAAGCTCGGTTCGGGGTGATTATGGAATCGACCAAGAACGCCCANGGTGANCTGGCNNGNACNCTNGATAGCCCGACCAANAAGCTTCGGNTCATGCAGGANCAAGCNACTCAGCTNGGGATCCAGTTCGGNCAGATCCTGATCCCGGTGTTGGAAAAGATCATCAGCGTGGTAAAACCCCTGATGGANGCNTTCCANGGCCTTTCCAAAGAACANCAGGAACAGATCGTTAAAATCGCNCTGGTTGCAGCNGCNGCCGGACCGGTGATCGGGATTGTCGGCAAGATNATTTCCGTCATTGGNGGTATNTCNACTGCNGTNGGNGCNATNTCNGGTGCNTTGGCNTCGGTTGGNGGNATCAGCGGTGCNTTGGGNGCTGNCNTNNCTGCNNNCACTGGATAGCCCGACCAACAAGCTTCGGGTCATGCAGGAGCAAGCCACTCAGCTGGGGATCCAGTTCGGTCAGATCCTGATCCCGGTGTTGGAAAAGATCATCAGCGTGGTAAAACCCCTGATGGATGCCTTCCAGGGCCTTTCCAAAGAACAGCAGGAACAGATCGTTAAAATCGCCCTGGTTGCAGCAGCCGCCGGACCGGTGATCGGGATTGTCGGCAAGATTATTTCCGTCATT